GCGAGCCTCGATATGTCCTATTCCAATACCGCCGTGGCTCACAGCGGCTGGAAGGTTGGCCTGTCCTCCCCATCGACGATGCGCGTTGTGCCGTCCATCCTTTTTCATGGCGCTCCCCGGCTGCATTCGGGGCTTGCGGCGGACGAATTCCCGGCGATCCTCCAGGCAGGCGAGGAAGTGCGGTCGAGGAGCCAGGTCGCGGCGGACCGGAAATCCTCCGGCGTCAACATGCAGGTGAACATCCACGAGGCCCCCGGCACGAAGGCTTCGGTCGAGCAGGACGACTCGGGCAACCTCAACGTCATCATCGAGCAGGTCGAGCAGGCCGTTTCTTCGCGGATGAGCCGGGGAGCGGGGCTTTCATCTTTCCTCGACAGCCGCTACACCCGGAGGCGATAAGTGGCGATCCAGGCGTGGCCGAGCGCTCTCCCGGCGCCATCTTTCGAGTTCGACAGCCAGCTCCGGGCCGGGCAGTCGGACGCGGACGACCAGATCAACCTCTACCGCACCCGGACCTACCCGGAGCGGGATGCGTCGTTCTCGCTCGACCTCTCGGCGGCGGAGTTCGCGGCCTTCCGGTCGTGGTTTGAGAGCACACTGAATGGCGGATGCGCCATGTTCACCGCCGACTGGCTGGAGGCGGCGGGATTCGACCACCACATGCTGCGCTTCCGGGACAATCCCTGGAGCGCGAAACGCTCCGGCATCCGGTGGACCGTTACGCTAAACCTCGAGATCGTCTCCCTCGTTCCCATGGCTGGCGGCACGATCCTTTATTGGATTCGGCCCGACACGCTGGTCATCTCCGGGGAATCCGGCATCACACTGACGGATGTCTCCGGCATCGCCAGCCAGTACACCGCGACGGGCGGGGTCGCCCCCTACACCTGGGGCATATCTGGAACAGGGGCAAGCATCGACGAAAACGGGCTCGCCACATTCACGGCGGTCGGTACGGTCACGGTCGTGGTGTGGGACGCGGCGGAGACGGAGGGATCGTTCACCGTTGTCGTTTCGGCGACGGAGCTTTCCATTTCTGGCGACTCTGAAATAGCGGCTGGCGGGACGGAGCAATATTCAGCCTCCGGAGGCCTTCCGCCCTACTCGTGGTCGGTGTCCGGAGCCGGGGCAAGCATCGATTCCAGCGGCCTCCTCACTGTCACCGGGGATTTCGGGAGCTGGACGGTCACCGTGGAGGATTTTTCGGGGCAGTCGGCTACGCTTATAGCGGCGAAATATGTGGCCGAGAAAGCCGTATTGCCGAATGCCCGGAGGCGTCACACCGGCTTTGCCCTGGACGGGCTTTTCTATGTCGTGGGAGGGGATAACCTGAACTCGACAGGAGTGCTCTACAATTACAACTCGGCCTACAATCCCGACACCGACACCTGGAGCAGTAAGACAGTGGAGCCGACGGCCCGTCAAGGATCGGCGAGCGCCGTTTATGGCGGGGTGAGCTACTGCATGACGGGAGCCACGGCGAGTGCTCATTCCAGCAAAAACGAGGCGTACACTGCCTCAACCAACGCATGGGCCACAAAGACCGTGGTCCCGACAGTGCGATGGGGACCGAGGGCGGCGGAAGTGAATGGGATTATCTATTGCATGGGTGGACAGTACAACAGCACGACCACCCTGAACAAGAACGAGGCGTACACAGTATCCACAAACACATGGGCCACAAAGACCGTGGTCCCGACCGGGGTGAAGGCTCCGATCGTGCTTTCATACAACAGTCTTGTTTATCTCATTGGAGGCCAAACCTACAGCAACTCATACAGCTACCAAAACGTTGCATACGATCCCTCGACTAACACCTGGAGCACGAAAACATCGACTCCTTATTCCAGCTATGTAGGAGCGGGAGCTGTCATCGACGATAAGCTTTTCCGCATAGGCGGTTGGACCGAGTCTGGGGTAGGCGACACCACGTCCGTTGTCGCCTATGATCCGGCGACGGATACGTGGACCACTTATCCTAACATTACCGAGGGCTTCGCGGATATGTCGTGTGGACTGATAGGTGGCGTGATCTATTTTACCGGGTACCGAGTATCCGATTCATCTCTCATACAAGTAAGAGCATACAAACCCGTTCTTTAAAGGAGACATTGATGTCCATTGATGCGTTTGAACCCTACGAATTTACGATGCCCTATCCCCTAGCACTCATCACTGAAAAGCTTGCGCTCGTGGATCAGGCATCCCTGGTCGCGGCATGCGAGAGCCGCGTCACTCACATCGCATGGGCAGGCGAGACCATCAACGGAGTAGACATCACATCGCACCCAACAACCACGGAATACGCGGACGCGGTGGCATCCGGGGGGAAGATTTTGAAAGTCTATATCGACGGCTCCCTCGTCTACCTGCAACCGCGCCATCCACAGAGCGGATCGCTTATGACGACCGACGATGACGTGCAGTCGGCGAGGGACTTCTACGTGAGGCAGCTCGCGCACGGGCTCGTGGCCCAGGAGTTGAGCTACCACCTGAGCCAGGGGTAAGCCGATGATTGCATGGCCAAGCAACCTTCCGGCTCCCGTGAACGATCCGACCATCACGCCGGGCGACACCTGCAAGCGGCGCAAGCTCATGAGCGGACGGGTCGAGGTGAGGCGCTTTGGCGACGGGGCTCCGGATCAGCTCGCCGTCGTCTTCCGGTTCGTGGACGACGAGCGGGAGAGCTTCGACGACTGGTTCCATTGGGAGCTTAACCTCGGCGCAAACTGGTTCACGGCGGACTGGCTGGAGATTTTTGGCTACACGGAGCATGCGGCAAGATTTTTGGGCTATCCCCGAGTGGCGGGTAAAAGTCCCCGGCATTGGGATGTCTCGGCTACATTGTTGGTGCAAAAGACCGCCTGGGTAGCCGTTGGCGACACCTTGTGGCAGAGCATGAGGGCGGACTGATGGGCGCGCATTTCCAACCTATTGCCGGAGTAGTGCGGGTGGGAAGGCAATTCAAGGCTCCTCCCGACCCTTACGAGGCCAGTTTCACCGTGGTCATCGACGGGGAGAGGGCGCACTTGATCGGAGCGTCCACGGTGGAGAAAGACTTGTTCTTGGCATGCAGGAGGCAGATCGCGGCGGCGCTGGAGCCGTATGGCGTGCGCGTGCTGGCGTGGGAGCGCATGGGGGACGACAGGACAATGCATCCCGTGGAGATTCGGATAGGAGGGGAGGATGGACCTGTCTGACGCCATCAAGGAGGCGTATGAGTGCGCGCCTTCGGATGTGACCTACTACGACACGCTTGAGATCGACCACGCGAGCTTCACGACTCCCATCCGCGTGGTGCGGTCCTACCGGGCGCTTTCGACGAACCAGGGGGAATACCTCCCGGTGATGTTCGATTTCAGCCTGCCGGAAACCGAGGGTGGCGTCCGTGGAGAGATGAAGATAACGCTCTCGGGCGTCCCCAAGGAGGCGCGGGTGAAGATCCGGGAAGCCGCGACATCGAGAAATCCCGTGAGTGTGATGTGGCGGCAGTACATCGCGGAGGATTCAGACCCGGACGCCGAACTTCCGGTTGCGCTCCAGGTAAGCTCCATCAAGGAGACCGCGACCGGCGTAGAGGCGTCGGCCATGTTTCCGGACCTCGTCGGGGCACCTTTCCCCCGCAGGATGATGACCGTGAAAGAGCTGCCGGGGTGCGCGACATGACAAGGGACATTCTCTTGAAATACCTCGGCCAGCCCTGGACGGAGGAGCATGACTGCTATTACTGGTTTTGCGAGATTCAACGGCGGGAGTTCGGGCGGAAACTGCCGCCGCTTGCGGGCAATCACCGGGTGCTGAATGCCGCCCGGCTCATGCGGGACGAGCCCGGCATCCTCGGGTGGAGCCAGACTGCCCAGCCGAAGGAGGGGGACGCCGCCTTCCTCGCCCAGAAATCGCGCCCGCATCACATCGGGGTGGTGGTCTTTATCGGGGGCAAACATCGAATCCTGCACGCGCTAGAGGGCTCGGGGGTGATCTTGAGCGACGCAACCGACCTTCGCATCAACGGGTGGATAATCAATGGATACTGGACGCACGACTGAGCTTGCCACGATTAAGACTACGTTCAACCCGCTTGTTCTCCGTAAGGAGCCGATAGTTAACAATCTGTTCGAGCGACTATCCATCAATCAGATAATCTCTGTTTTCGGCTTTGTGTTCACCCGGCCTTTTATCTGCCTCGTGAATGGAGGGGCCGTTGGTCGCAAGGAATGGGACAAGCCGCTAAATATCGGCGATTCCGTCCACTTCGTCGAACTTCCAAGAGGCGGAGGAGGCAATAGCAGCCCTCTTCGCATCATCGCCATGATTGCCGTGGTCGTTGCGGCTGCCGCAACGACGTATTTCTCGGCTGGCACGCTCGGGCCTTACTGGGCGGGCGTGCTTGGGAATATAGTCGGCCTGGGCGGGATGATGCTCGTCAACCATTTCCTTGGGACCAACACCGCCTCCGATTCAAGCGACTCAGACGATTCCGTCACCCGCTACAGCCTCTCGGAGTCGAACTCCATTCGGATAGGGAGTCCCTTCCCGGAGCATTTCGGACGATTCATCTGCTATCCCGACCTTGCGCAGACGTCCTACACCGAATATGTCGATCAGGAGCAATACCTCTACTTCCTCGGAATCATAGGCGTCGGGGAATACGAGATCGAGGGCGTCTACATCGACGAGACGCCCATCGGGGATTACTCTGAGGCATCCTACAACATTCTTCCTCCCGGAACGGCCCCAAGCCTCGTCCCTCGATTGGTTTGGGTTTCGGAGGAAGTGAGCGGACAGGAGCTGACCACTGACTGGCTCACGTATGTGGTGAACCCAGCCGGGACCATCGTGTGGGAGATCGGCTTCGACGTGGTCTTCCCAAGCGGGCTTTGTGGATTCAACTCCAAGGGGAAGAGATATGACTGGCTTGTCAGGGTTATCCTCCAGGCGCGGGACATCGACGAGGACGGAAATCCAACAACCGATTGGAATACGATATACATTTATGAATATTGGGGGGCAACGAGGGACGCTCTCAGATACTCTGTCCGCTGTCTTGCCGGAGGATCGCGCTACGAGGTGCGAATCCGACGGGACAATCCCGCACAGACCGAGCAACAACTAAACGACACCGGATTTTCCGTATTGGAGACGGCAACAATATCCGCCTTGCGCGGCTATGGCGTTACCCATCCCGCCTATGGGGACGTCACCATGATCGAGGCGCGGATAAAGGCCACTGAGCAGCTTAACGGCAGCTCCGCGAGCAAGCTAAACGTCATCGCCACGCGCAAGCTCTACCCTGTTGGCTCGACGGGCTTTGGCGCCAGCAGGGAGGCGACGAGGAGCATCTCCGACGCCATCGCCTATATAGTGACGAGCGATAATGGCGGGCAGCAGGATTTCTCAATAATTGACTGGGAAACGCTTGCGGAGCTAAAGACGACTTGGGCGTCTCGCGGCGACCTCTTCGATTACCGCTTCACAAGCCGAACGTCCGTCATGGAAGCCTGCGACACGGCGGCGCTTTGCGGGCGCGCCGTCACCTACATGCCGGGCGGCATGGTGAGCTTGGCTAGGGACGAATACCAGGAGAGCCCGGCGCAGATTTACAACGAAAGCGATATCACCGAAGGCTCGCTTGAAATCACACACACCCTTCGCACCGCGGACTCGCCGACATGTGTCGAGGTGCAATATGTCGATCCGGGCTCCTGGGAGACGAAGAGCATCTATTGCTACGACGCCAATGGCTCGGAGACGACCCCATGCACAGTGACGCTAAACGGATGCACCAGCCGTTCGCAGGCTTGGCGCGAGGGCATGTACTCCTACAAGGATGACGAGCTGAATCGCACCTCAGTCACGTTCACGACGGGGCTCAAGGGCCACATTCCCCACATCGGACAGCTCGTCCTGGTGGCCATGTCGAGCGTCGACTGGGGGCAATCCGGCATTGCCGCGGCGATAGACGGGGTGAATGTCTGGCTCTCCGAGCCGGTCGATTTTGGATCGGCCACTGTCGCCCAGATGATTTTTTCGTCTTCTGCGGGCGGGGTGATCGGCCCGGTCTCCGTCACTCCAGGAGATGCGACGCACTGTGTCGTGGTGGATCTCTCCGCCGAGGATGTCCGCACTCTCCAGGAGGATGGGGAGCAGGCGACCAAGTTCCTTTTCGGCCTCACGGTTTCCGAGATGCTCCCGGTGCGGGTCATCAAGATCCAGCCGCAAAGTGAAAACGAGGTCCGGATAAGCGGCTCTATCGTTCATGAAGAGGTCTACGAGGCGGACGGCGGGACGATTCCGGATGAAGACTCCCTGCTCTCGGGCTTCTCGCTCATCGAGGGCGCCTCCCTCAACTACCAGGGCTACTCGGACGGCGCTTACCAGTATTACGTCTCCTGGTACGGCTCGGCGACCACGTTCCGGGTACAGCTCGACGAGGGAAGCGGTTACGCGACGCTTGCGGATAACCTCTCGGCTTACGGGTATTCGTTCACGACCATGGCGCTTGAGGTGGACGTGAAAATCATCCCCTACGACGACGGAGCGCTATCGGAAGATGGCGCCGTAACCGTGACCAAATCCTTTCCAGCCGCTCCCACCGGGCTTGCCGTCTCTGGCGATGTTGGGGAGACGGTCACAATAACCTGGAACGCTGTCACGGGGGCCGACAGGTACCAAGTCGCGGTTTACGTGGACGACGAGAGTGTGGTCTCGGAATCCGTGACAAGCCCCACGGCCTCGATCACGACCGAGGAGATGGCCGTCCTTGGTGGCCCCTGGTCCGAGTTCACCGTCTACGTCTGGGCAATAGATGGGACGGACCAGAGCCAGCCAGCGACGCTCGTGGTCACCGCCACGGCCCCGGCGGCGGTGACAGGGCTTGCGTTGCAGGCTCGGCTTACGAACGGCGTCACGCTCTCTTGGTCGGAGGCGTCGGGAGCCACCGGGTATCGCGTTTATCATGGGACGGAGGATAACTTCGACCCGGCAACGGAGGGGACGCTCGTCTACTCCGGGACCGCGACGTCGGCGACCATCGGCGGCCTCGACATGACGGGGAATTATGCGCACTACTTTCGGGTCGCCGGGGTGAACTCCTACTTTACGGCACCGGCGGATTTGAATTTCAGCGATGTGCTCTTGGTTGCGCCCGAGACGGAATATAAGACTTTGGTCAATGACGCCGGGGAAAATCTGCTTACGAACGACCTCGAACAACTATACGTGGAGGCATAAATGGCAATCGCGATCCATAGTCAGTTGTCCGGCTCTGACCTGCATAAGGCTTACGCCTGGACATACACGGATGAAGCGGCGCGGACCGCAGCCACCGGCTTCGAGTCTTCGAACATTGGGAGCATCGCCCTCCAAGCCGACGACAACAGCCTGTGGGTGCTCACGGCGACCACGCCGACCTGGCTGCTCTTGAATCCCACCGCAACGCCGCAGGCGGCCGTGAGCGATCCTTCTGGCGGCTCCGTGGTGGACGAGGAGGCCCGAAGCGCGATCGATGCCATCATCGACGCGCTCCAGACCCTCGGGCTAATGGGGACCACAACCTAAGAACGAGAGCGGGCGGGGAGACTGGACCCTCCCCACCAACCCACGGCTGCAACCGTGGATTACAGGCGAACCTGCCGCTCCCACCCTCGGCCAAGGGTGCTTGGGAACGTAGCAGGAAAGCCGCAAGCTGTAAAGAGAGGCGCATGAATGAATAGTCCCTTGCCCTACAGGGGCGGGAAGAGCCTTCTGGCGAAGCGCATCGTCGAGATGATGCCGGAGCATGACTCTTACGGAGAGGTCTTCGCGGGAGCGGGATGGGTGTTTTTCAGGAAGCCCCGCTCGAAGTATGAATCCATCAACGACATCAACGGGGACCTCGTGAGCTTCTACCGGGTGTTGCAATGCCACCTGGAGGAGTTCCTCAAACAGTTCAAGTGGCTGCTTTCATCGCGGGAAATATGGGAGGACTGGGGGAAGCAAATGCAGGCCGGAGGGCTCACCGACATCCAGCGGGCCGCGCGTTTCTACTACCGGCAGCGGCTTTCCTTCGGTGGGAAGGTGGTGGGACAGAGCTTCGGCCAGAGCGTCATGCACGCCCCGAGGATAAACCTCTTGCGCATCGAGGAGGAGCTATCGGCGGTGCACCTGCGGCTTGCCGGGGCCACTATCGAGCGCCTGCCATGGGATGCTTACCTGGAGCGCTACGACAGGCCGCAAACCCTTCTCTATCTCGACCCGCCCTATTGGGGGTGCGAGGCAGACTACGGGAAAGGCGTGTTCTGCAGGGAGGACTTCCCGCGCATGGCCGATATCCTCAAGACCCTCCAGGGCCGGTTCATCCTCAGCATCAACGACGTCCCCGAGACAAGGGAGATTTTCGGGGGCTTCGCCGTCACCCCAGTGCAAACTTCCTATTCCTCCAGGAGGGAAGACAAGGCGGCCTCGGAGCTTCTGGTGATGAACTTCTGACAGGAAGAGGTACGATTTAGCATTGCTCCCAATTTAGCAATAGAGGGGGCGTGGTCGATATAGTTCATGTTTCAACGGAAATAGTACGGAAATAGAAAAAGGGTTCACAGTCGCTACTCTGTGAACCCTTTATTTTCCTGGAGCCGGCGATGGGATTTGAACCCGCGACCTGCTGATTACGAATCAGCTGCTCTACCCCTGAGCTACGCCGGCGATATATTAGGCAACTTCTATAGCATGAGGGGCTCATATAATCAAGTTGTTTTCCACAGTAATTCAAATTTGACATCATAGAAGATCGTTGAAAAAAATAATCGGATCTTATGCTATCGAAATGGCATGATAAAAAGGCTCATGTTGGGTTTCAGGGTCTTACCGGACGAGCAGCTCGATCAAGGAGCGAAGCAAGGCTTTCCCACGCTTCCTGACATTGTGAGTGAATTCAAAGAAGCCAAAATAGAGAGGGAGTTTTCCCTGTGAGATGCCACGATGCGGACGGAGCCGGCTTCGCAGCAGAGACCAAAATCCTTCCATTGTATTTACGTGGACTTCACAGAAGCCGTCTCCATCCTCATCCCTTGCATACTCTATAGTGTACCCCAAAAACTGGACCACGTGTTAAGGTGGATTTTCAAATCGAGAGATAAAATACGGAGGGTTCAGATGGTGGAGAAAAGGAAA